GATTTTTAAGTTTTCAGACAATTCAACGAGTTTTCAAAGTTGTTTGCACAACACGAAAAAACAGTGTCCGCGGTAGACGGACACCATTAGTCCGTCTAGTACGAACACTTGTTCGATGTGGATAACTCATACATGAACAAAAGTTCTGGTTGACAATTTTATATAGTAGGTTTAAAATGGATTATAGATAGGAATAGTCTATCAGAAAGAGAGGAAATAAAATGGTAATCAATGTACACGCGGGGCACAACCCGCACGGAAAAGTAGCTTGCGGCGCTGTAGGTCTGATTTCAGAATCATTGGAAAACAGACGTGTAAAAGATCTGGTGGTTGATGAACTACGGAGAATGGGTCACACTGTTTATGACTGCACAGTTGAAAACGGTCTTACACAGTCTGATGTACTGACTAAGATTGTAAAGAAGTCAAATGCGCACACGGTTGATCTTGATTTGTCTATACACTTTAACGCTTCAACTTCTGCGGCGGCCAGTGGAGCGGAAGTATGGGTGTATAACGATAAATCAAAAGCCGTGGATAAAGCTAACGACATTTTAAATGCAATTTGCTCGCTTGGTTTTAAGAATCGCGGTGTTAAAAAGTCGGAAAAATTGTACTTTTTGCGTAAGACAAAAGCCCCCGCTGTTATAATCGAATGTTGTTTTGTCGGCTCTGAAAAAGATGTATCGTTATACAATGCTGAAGAAATGGCGGCGGCTATTGTTTACGGAATCACTGGTACAAGGTGCATTGGCACAGATGAATCGGAAAAAACATTGCAGAAAGATGAAGAGGACGTTTCAGATATTACAGGTGTCGGTAAGATTTACCGCGTATGCGTATTAGATCAGAAAGGTGCTTTTCATAATGCGCAAAATGCGGCTAATTTAAAAGCGGCACTTGAGAAAAGCGGATATAATGTGATGATTACAGAATCATAGGAGAGAAAAATGGACAAAAAAACAATAGTTACAATAGGAGAGGAAGTTTGTAAAAAATGGTATGGAGTATTGATTGACACTGTAGCCATGTATAATGACGGGTCGTGTGCTATAGTGTTTGCGGTTGATACAGATAAAACTGTAGAATTTGTGACTGTAGAGGTAAATAAGAGAGAGAGAATAACTGATATTATTGATCGCGCCAATACTCGTATTGCATTTACTATATGTGCTGAAAGGATAAGGTAAATGTATAATAAAGATTATCTCTTATCTTTGCGCGGAAAAGAGCGGCGCGACATGTACAAAAAGTTAGCGCCGCTTGCTAACAAGCAAAGAGAGCGCATTATAAAAGCGGGATATAAGAAAGAAAGCGTACTGAATGTGTTAGGTAAAAGGGATGAATGGAATCCAGATAAGTACAATCAGCGCGCTTATATGAAGCTTGTGCGATTTGTGACAGCAAAAAGTCACACATTGACAGGGATCAGAGAGATAAGACAAGAGCGAACACAAGCACTTAGAAACTTAGGAATATCGGAAGAGTTGCTAAACGATCAAGATTTCTACGCTTTTTTACACTCTCAAGAGTATAAAAGCTTAAAAATGCGCAATCCATCAGAAGACATTATTGAAATATATGATTTGCTATACAAAGAGGGTAAATCAGCGAACGAAATAAAGTTAGAACTAGAGGAATATAGCTCGGCAATGCATACATATGTAAAAGGTAGAAGCTTATGGTAATACAAACATTTTACACGAAAAAAGGGAAAGAATATACAAAAAATGAAACAGTTTACACAGTATACGATTATCCATATAACGTAATAAATTGGAATTATACTACAGTTAGAAAAAAAGGCAAAAGGGCTATTGCTTATATAGATAGCCCTGCAACATTTGATATAGAATCTACAACAATAAACAGTGAAAAACCCTATGCATTTATGTATCATTGGCAGTTTTGTTACAAAGGGAATGTTTGTTTTGGTAGACGGTGGGAAGAATTTACTAAGTTTTTAAGTAAACTAGGAGAATACCTAGAATTATCAGCTTCAAAACAATTAGTTATTTATGTTCATAATTTAGCTTATGAATTTATGTTTGTAAAGGATTTTTTATATATAGAATCACTTTTTGCGCGTGAATCGCACAAGGTCATCAAATTCAACGCCTGTTTAAAGTCCGACTATTTAAAAACAATAAACAGACTGAATGTTTCACGTGAAACGTTTCCACACTTTGAATTTAGATGTAGTTATTTTTTATCTAATATGAGTTTATCAAAATTTTGTGAAAACTCAAAATTTTGTGTACATTATAAGTTACAAGATAAATATGATTATAAAAAGGTGCGCACACCAGACACACCGCAAACTGAAACAGAGTTAGCGTATGATTATAACGATGTGAAAGGACTTGAGGAATGTATACTGTCAAAAATGGATGATTACAATGACACACTAGCAACAATACCTCTAACATCGACCGGATACGTGCGCCGTGAAATGCGCAAAGCTTGCAGAGAGGACAAACATTATAGGGAATTATTTGAAAGTCTCATGCCTACGCCGGAAGTATATACACTATTACGAAAAGCTTTTCGCGGCGGCAATACACATGCAAGTAGATACTACGCAGATGCAATAGTTGAGAATGTCTACAGTATGGATAGAGTGTCAAGTTATCCATCATGCATATGCTCGGACTTATACCCTATGACACCGTTTATAGAGTATGTACCAAAAAACTTTACACAATTATTATCTGATTGTAACAAAAAACAAAACGCTATCATTATGCAAGTAACGTTTAAATCTATAACAGTACATGATGATGTGACAGTTCCTTATATTGATTTCGCACACTGTACATCATTTAGCAAAGAATACATAAATGACAACGGTCGAGTGTTATCCGCAGAATGGGTAACATATGCTTGCACTGAATTAGATTTTATAATTATCTGCAATCAATACCATTTTGAGGAAATAGAATGGTTGAGCGGGTATATGGCAAAAAAAGATTATTTACCAGAGCCTATAGTAAATACAATGCTAGAGTTTTACGATAAAAAAACACAGTTAAAGGACGTTGACGGAAAAGAATATGAGTATATGAAAAGTAAAAACAGTTTAAATTCTGTTTTTGGAACGATGGTTACAGACATATGCCATGATGAAATAGTTTACACAAATGGAGAGTGGACAAAAGTTACACCGGATTTGTTAGAATCAATAGCTAGTTATACAGCTTCAAAAAATTCGTTTTTACTCTATCAGTGGGGGGTGTATATTACAGCTAATGCAAGATGGGAATTACAAAAAATGATAGATGCTGTAGGATGGGATTTTGTTTACGCCGACACTGATAGTGTTAAATTTATAAATAAACAACACTTACAAAGTTTTAAAGATCGCAATGAGTATTTATTAGCACAACATCAACGTTACAGAAATTATTCAGACCGAAAAAACGATAATGGAACGGTAACTAGATATTATTTAGGCGTATGGGATGACGATGGATACTATAAAAAGTTTAAAACGCTTGGAGCTAAAAAGTACGCGTATATATCTGATGACAAAGATAAAAAAACAGGAGAAATAAGAAAAGATGTTTTACACGTAACAGTATCTGGATTATCGAAACAAAAAGGTGCGGCAGAGTTAAAGCGCGGAAATGGCATAGCTGATTTTAAAATAGGAAAGTTATTTACTGATTCTGGACGCACCGTGTCTTATTTTAATGAATCGAACATACATTCGATAACAATAACAGATTATCTAGGCAAAGAATCAACATTTACGACAGCGTCAAATATAGCTATAGTAGATACAACGTACACTTTAGGCATTACAGACGAGTACTCAGAAATCATAGGAAAAAATTTTATAGATAATTGCGAATAAATGCTTGACATATAATTACCATAGGTATATAATACATAATGTAAAGAAACGAAGTACAAGAAAGTGAGGAAATAAACATGAGAAGATCGTTTTATGAAAAGGTAAAAAGAATGGCACAGTTGACACCAAAAACTACAGATATGTATTAGAAGATTTTGGAAATGTGGCGCGATTGCCTATTAAATATCTGGACACAACAAAAGCATACGGCGGATGGAAAATTATTAAAATTCCAGTTGAGTGGAAATAATCATAGGGGTACAATAGTATGAAAATAAGCAAAGAAGAAGCTGTGTATGCAGTGTTGAAAATGGTGGTTGATGATAAAATTAGTTTGCATATAATTTATAACGGACTATGGTTATGTAATTTATTAGAAGGACTTGGATTATCAACCCCAGAAGTTATAGACGTCAACCTTGATATAAAAGAAACAATTCTAAATTGTTTAAAAGAAAATTTAAAATTTTAGAAAAAACTTCTTGACATTTCCGGCAATAAGCGTATAATAGATAATGTAAGGAAGTTACAAAACAATAAAACAAGCAGAAAGTGAGGAAACACAATGACAAAGAAAGAAAAAGAAATTTACGATTTTACAAAAAGACACATGAAAGAAAATAATTTAAGCCCTTTTGGTGGGTCAATATTTTTCTATATTGGCGGTGCATTTCCTGACGCTAAAATGAAAAATGTATTGAATGTTGTTAATCAGTTAATAGATGATAGTATTGCATTGAATAAATCGAGATTAGCAAGCTTCATGGGATTTTAAGAAAGCGGGGAAACAACATGACAGTATCAGAACTTTACAACGCCAATGACATGTGGATAGGGGATGAAAAAATCTGTATATTTAATGCACACGGAAAATGCATTGAATTAAGCGAAGAGCTTATAACATTAGTAGTAAAATACGCAAAATCAGAAGTGAAACATTTTGCTAGTAATTATATAATTTTAGCTTGACAAAATAGACCAAACATGATATTATAATCATGTAAAAAAAAAAAAACAAATAACAAAGCACAAGAAAGTGAGGAAAGCGCAATGGTAAGAATATCAACAGATACCCAGTACAAGCTCTTGCAAGCAGTTGAAAAAAGCGAAACGTGTTATAGAAATTCAACTCACACATATTACTTAGACCCTATTTATTCATCGTTTGAAGAACCGGATACAGAAGTATACGATGTTATCAGAGTTACAAGAAGAGCGAACAAAGATCTTGGACGTTTAGTAGAACCGGAAGAAGTTGGTTATATTAACTTCTATGTAGACAGGGAATTTCATAAAACTGAATTTTTCAGATAAAGCCGAAACGGGAGACACAATCTCCCGTCACTGAAAAGATAGCAACTTACAGTCTGACGATGGCAAGCTATAATAAGCTACGCAGTTTTCGCTACATTATACAAAGAAAGAGAGGAAAACAAAATGGAAAAGGTAATTTCCAGAACTATCCCAACAAAAGTATTATACCAGATTATGACGGTATCGGCAGAAGATGGTATTAAAATGGGAGACGTTGTAGAATGGGATCATGAGATTACCACAGCGGCGGAGAGAGACGAGATTTTAGGGTCTTTCGGTATTGCAAAGGGTAATCTGATTGAGGTTGACCGGAAAGAGGAAACCCGCTTTATGCCGTTGTCCACGTTCATTGAGAATTCAATGACAGCAGAAGAGTATGATGCCTACAAAGCGTCAAAGAAGTAGAGATCAAGCAAGCAACACTTTAAAATGTTTCACGTGAAACATGCTTGCACCATTAAATTCAATTAGAGAAAAGGGGAAAAATTATGTTATACGCAACAGGTAAGGTTTATTCCACATTTTCAAACGATGGCAAGTTTTCCATCATGGTAGAGATCACAGATGAAGCCGCGGCGGAGCTGATCGAAAAAGCGGGTCTGAACACCGAGATTGACTGCCCTATTAAGACATCCGATGACGGCACAAAGCTTGTAAAGGCGCACACGCAGTTCAGTTTTCCGGTCTATCTTGACGGTGTTGAGCAGAATCCGGACGACGAGACAGCGATTAAGGCGGAAGAGATCGGCGCTGATTCAGAGGTAGAAATCGCGTTTAAGGTTGTTGAGGGCAAGTACAAGGGAAAGAAGTACCAAAGTGCTTATCTCAAGGGCATTGACATTTCCAAGCTTGTTCCCGCAGAACCGTACAACCCGTTTAATCGGTAAGATCTCCGTGCAATGCCATTCACGGCATTGCACGGCGTAAGAATGGCATTTATGGCATGTACGGCAAGAACCGGCATGGAGCGGCAAGGCTTGCCGTACATGGCATAAAACATAATTATTTTGGTACTATTGCACACACTTCAATTACTAAATTCCTCCTAAATTCCTTACGAAATGTCCTATGTCCGAGTAATTGGAGTGTGTGGAGTAGTACCGGATTGGTTTTTGTGGGCGTAAACCGACGGGAAAAACCGTGCCCCGCGCCGTGGTTGGTGCGAGCCGATACCGCGAAACTCTAAAACTATCAATGCGGCGGTAATTCTGTTAATTGCTACCGCCGCAGAAAAGAGGAGAAAATGAGTATTGTAATTGTATTGCTGTTTATTGCGCTTGATTTTATCACGGGAATTGTTATGGCAGTTAAAAATAGTAATTTTAACAGCAGTGTGATGCGTGACGGACTTTTTAACAAATTCGGTGAAATCGTCATTGTGGCTGTTGGGTTTTTGATTGACTACGGACAGAGTTTTCTTGATATGGGCTTTAGCGTTCCGGTGCTTGAGAGTATTTGTGTATATATTATTTTGATGGAAATCGGCAGTATTTTGGAAAATGTAAGCCGGATAAATAAAAGCTTAGTTCCGGAAAAGATTAGAGAAATCTTGGAGAAAGCACCGAAAAAATAAGAAGTGTTTCACGTGAAACATTATTGACGCGTAGTTCAGAGGGGAGAACAGTAGATTTGACTTTATAGTCGCGGGTTCGATTCGCCGCGCTAGTTTTGAGAGGAAACGTAATGTCTTATTATAATCTTGATAGTATAAAAAATGTCAAAGATTTAGATAACGATGAACCGATTTTAAGAATGATTATCGGAAACCGTAGCGCCGGAAAGACTACAGCGCTTTTGATTGAATCTTTAAAAAATGTGCAGAATGATAAGCAAGTTGTTTTTTTATACAGAACACAGGATGAAATATCGAGCAGTGGAAAAATGTATGAAGATGTACTGGACATTTACCCCGAGTATGGAAAAGTTGTGACTAATAAAAGCATTGTAAAAGGATTAATCAGTGCAATGATGCTACATGATAAAGATGATAACGTTGTGCTACTTGGATACGCGGTATACTTCAACAATACTGATAAACTTAAAAAGTACAGCCCAATGTTTAAAGATGTTAGTATGATTGTTTTTGATGAATTTGTGCTTGAAAACAATGGCTATTTAAAAAATGAAATAACAAAGTTTGAGAGTACTTTGAGAACGATTTGTAGAGGTAAAGGAAAACAGGTACGAGAAGTACCAACTTATCTATTGGCAAATTATGTAACACTTCTGAATCCGTATTTTATTTATTTTGGAATCCACAAAAGATTGCGAGATAACACAAATTTTTTGCGTGGGCATGGATGGGTTGCACAATTTGTTATTAACAAGGACGCACAGAACGCCATGAACGAAAGTAAATTTGCTAAAGTGTTTAAAAATAGCCAGTATCAGAAGAGTAGCGCAGATGGCGTGTATTTATGTGATGCAAGCGCTTTTGTAGAAACTGTTAGCGGAAACAGCCGTTATATATTTACGCTTGTTTGCGGTAAAGATAACTATGCAGTAAGAGAGTACCCAGAAAAAGGTATTGTGTATATTGACAGAACTGTAGACCAGAGTTGTAAATATCGCTTTACGTTTGACGCGAGCAGTCATAATGCAGACACTTTGATGTTGAGTAGTCAGAGTTTTATCTATGACTATCTTAAACGGTCTTATGACTTGGGATTGTTAAGATTTAAAGATCTGAAATGTAAAGATATTGTGCTTGATATACTTAGTGTGAGGTTGATGTGATGGGTAGACGATCTGATTATCGTGATTATGGTTACACTAGAGCAGTTTGGAACGGCTTATATAATTTAATCAACAACGAAATAGGCTTAGCCGCGTTGCTTGGTAACTTATGGGCGGAGAGTGGAATTGTGCCTTATAGGTGCGAAAACGATAATAATAGTACAAATTTTTTTAATAGAAGCCGTATTTATACTAACAGTGTAGATAATGGTACTATAACGCGCGAACAATTTATAAACAGCGGTTTAGACGGAGATACAGTGCATAAGGGTTATGGGTTGGCACAATGGACATACTACACGCGTAAGACAGGTTATTATGATGCATGGAAAAGCGGTGGATATAGTAGTATAGGTAGCATTGAATTAGCGCTTTATTATTTAAGTTACGAACTTGACACATCATTTTCGAGCACTCTTGAGGTTTTACGAAATGCTACAGATATGCGCACAGCGAGCACATATGTGCTTAAAAACTTTGAAAATCCAACCTTGCAGGGGCAAGATGTTCAAGATTATCGTTTTGCTTGTAGTATGGATGTTTACGACGATATGCATGGTAACTTGCCGCCGGAAATAAAAGTGTTAACAGTTGACCCAATTAGTAGTAGTATAATAGATGGTGGGAGCTTTAGAATTACAGTTAATGCTAATTCTGAATGGACTTATAATCTTGGACAGTATTTAGCCGCGACAAAAGAAGATAATGCTTTGATCGTTAGCGGCAACGCAAACGGCGCACAAGTTACAAGCGTTGTAAACTTTTGGTTAGTTGATGACCCGAGCGTTACAGCACAATGTCAGATTGGTATAAACAGACCCGCGCCACCAACACCGGAGATTAACGTTACACCCTACAGCCAGAGAGCAAACGTTGGTACTGTTGTTAGATTTAATGTACGATCTAATTATGACTGGGGAGTTAATGTACCAAACGGTGCGGAACTTGTTAAAAAAGAACGAAGTTATTGCTATATCAAAGTAAATGCTACAGCATTGCGACGAGTAATTATCCGTTTTTACGTTTTAAGTGATGCAAATATTTATCAAGATTGTACCATCAATATATCCGGTGTAGCGCCTATTCCGAGTGCTAGAAAAACACCGTTTATATATTATTTAAAACCATTTTTAGGGAAAGGTAGGTAAAAGAATGACAGCAGACGAAGCTTTAAAAGCGATCTTGGGAAAGATCGAAGCGCCGGAAGAATTGGACGAAGAAATCAACGTTATTACAGAATCAATCAGAAGCGGCGCGAACGTAACCGATGACGGTTACAAAGAGCGCTATGAGGGCTTACGCGAAAAGTACATTGCGCGTTTTGGCGAAATGTTAGCCGGACAGGAAACACCGAAAGCGGACATTGAAGAACCGAAAGCCGATGTTGGCGTGGTCGAAGATGTAACGCCGGAAATGCTTGACTTTGACGGAAGTACAGAGTAGGAGAGGAGAGAAAAAATGGGTAACAAAGTGGCGGCTACAAACGTAGCCATTTTAAATGCAGTACGATCAATGCAGAGTTTGGAATATCGTGATCGAATCCCAGAAGCTACAGCGGAGAACATCTCGAGCATTTACGAGAGTCTGTTGAACATCGTTCCATTACGAAATGCATTTGCTAACGCATTAGTCGAGCAGATCATGGAGCAGAGAATTGAAACCGTCTTTTTCGAGAATCCTCTGGGAGTGCTCAAGAGAGACCCGATGCGTTATGGCGGTACAGAAGAAGAAATTTTTATCAACATGGCAAAAGGTAAGCAGTTTAACCAGTTCGCAACCGTTGCAGAACTGTATGCCTACTATCAGTCAAGTGTCATGGCGGCGTATCACAAGATCACACCCGCTATTCAGTACGCGGTTACAGTCACTTTTGACAACTTGCGTACAGCGTTCCGGTCGGAATATGGTGTGCGCGATTTAATCAATGCAAAAGTACAGAGTCTTTTTGCGGCGGCAAATTGGGATGAATATTTGTGTATGAAGCGTCTGATTGAGAGCGCGAGTGCGGCAGATCAGCTTTACGCGGTTAATGTTGCAGACCCTACAGCAAGCGCAGAAAATGCTAAAAAGCTGACAAAGCTTGTAAAAGCTTACATTGGTCAGATGAAATTTCCCCATCCCGAGTATAACATTGCCGGAGCAGACAGTTGCGCAAACGATCAGACAATCTTTTATATCACAACGCCGGAAATTGACGCAGAGTTAGATGTCGAAGTTCTTGCAACAGCCTTTAACATGGATAAAGTTGACATCAATGTCCGCAAAATTATCATTGACAAGTTTGACGACCCCAATATCAAACTTGCGCTGTTTGATATGAGATTTTTTAATGTGCGTGAAAACTTCCGGACGCTGACCGATTCAAGAAATGGTGCGGCGCTGACGTGGAATTACTTTTATACTATGAGCGAAATGTTTTCCTACTCTCCGTTTTTCCCGTGCATTGTTTTTACGACAGATACGGTCGGTCTTACAACCGTAAGCGTTACATATACCGCCGGAAATGTGGGAACTGATGTGAAGATTACAGCGTTAGTGACCGGAAACAGCCAGTACACGCCACAGATGCTTGACTACGATGTTGAGGGCGCGACGAGCCAGTATACAAGTTTTATCCCTGGGTCTAATATCTTGCATATTGCCAACGACGAGAAAGCGGCAACGCTTACAGTCAGAGCAACATCGAGATATAATAGCGCGATCAGCGGAACAGGTACTGTTACAGTCAATCACTAAATGTTTTCACGCGAAACATTGATTTGAGGGGAGCACAATGCTCCCCTAGAAATGAGGAAACATGGATAACATGATACCGATGCCAACACAAAAAAACGTAGATGGAATAGCACCTGTTGCGCAAGTGAGAATATGCAGAGGGATTCCATGGGATTCATCCTACAATCATGTAAGGCTTTTCAATAGCCGAGAAGAACTTTTTGCATATGTTGATAGCAAAGCGATCTATGCTACTGATAACGCCGCACCAGTCAAGCGTGGTTATGCAGACTTTGCCGCACCAGTAAACGAATTATACGCTGACAGCGCAAACTATATTGCTTTTAAAAATGTAGGATATATGGATAATTGGATGTATGGTTTTATTACAAGCGTAGAACCGTTGTCTGTTAATTCCTGTCGTGTGCATTTTATAATGGACGTTTGGACAAATTGCCAGTTTGATATGGTGTTAAATAAGTGCTATATCGAGCGTCAAATTGTAAAAAAGTCTGATGATGTTATAGGCAAGTATACTTTTCCAGAGGGATTAGAGACAGGAGAGTATATCGTTAAACAAGAAACGGAACAGAATTATGATGTACCGGAACTAAGTGACCGAAACATTATGAGCGTTGTTATTCCGAGTGCGTTTGACGAGAGCGGAAATTTTAGCGGCGGAGAATTTAGAGATGGTGTGTATACTGCTATCACTTTTAACGTTTTCGATAATGGAGACGGTGTGAACGAATTTTTAATTGCTGCTAACGCAAACGGTACGATTGACGGAATTTTAAACGCGTTTATGATGCCTACAAGCTTTATAGCCGAAGAAACACAATTTAAACAATTAAATTTACCTAAAAAATACGACAATATTGACGGATATGTACCAAAAAACAAAAAGTTATTTTGCTATCCTTATAATTTTTTATACGGAAATAATAATAACGGTATAGGTATCGAATACAAATATGAATACTTTTCCAGTAATGCTTGTAGTTTTACCTACACAGTAGCAATGACACCTAACCCGTTATTAGTATCTTATCCAATCCAGTATAAAGGTTTTGCACAGGATTATACTGATATGCTTACTTTTTCGGATTATCCGAAATGCACAATTATGACAGACGCATACAAAGCATATGTTGCACAGATGACAAGTACAGCGGGGGCTAGTGCTTTAATGAGTGCTGGGGGTATAGTATCACAGGGAATTGACACAGCCGCCGGAGTTTTTAGTGGAGTTGGAAAGACATTATCTGGTGCGGGTTTTGGATTTTTAGGTGCGGCGGCAAGTGGAGCGGGAAGCGCCATAGCAACAGGAAGGCAAGCCGCGAGTGATGCTTTTAAGTCTAGCCCACTTGCGACACTTAGTAGCACTGATTGGTCGGAAGTTATTGGAGACGGTATTAAAGCCGTAGTTAATCATTATTTACAACCGAGCGGAAACGTAACTACTTCTAGTGGCAATGCTAGTAAAATTATCGGTAACGATCACATCAGCTATTACCCGATGCAGATTCGTGCAGAGTATGCACGTAAGATTGATGATTATTTTACAATGTTTGGCTATAAGATTGGCGAAATTGGTACACCATCAATCAATAACCGGAGCGCGTGGGATTTTGTAAAAACGCGTAATTGCACAATCAGCGGTAACATAGATCTTGATTACCTTGTCATTTTACGCTCGATTTTTGATCGTGGTGTAACAATATGGCACACTAATGACATTGGTAATTATGGACTTGCAAATAATTAGCGAAAAAGAGGTGGAAAAATGAAAAATCAATCAAAAGACGCAGAATATTTCAGCGTGCCGCAGTATCGCAATTATTATATACGATATTTTAATATGCTACACGAAATGATTGTGAACCGCTTTGAGTGGTTAGGACTGCCGGAAGAAATTCCGCCGCGAGTGTTAGAAGATTATCTTTTTTGGTGGGGGCAGGCTGTCTTTTTTAAAGATGATGTATTAGAAAAATATGCAGCTATGAAAACCAACCTTGGCGGCACTGTGGACATCTACGGAGTGCCGAACATGCGATTTGCTTACGCACAACAGTATTTTAAAACCTTAGGAAAAAATAATAGCGTTATTATCTGGGATAGTAGCGTAGGATACCCAAGCGTAGATTATGTGCAGATGTACGCGGAGAGTTTGGCTAATATGAGGATGACAAGAAATTTAAACATTTACGCGCAAAGAACACCTGTTATTATTGCAGGCAGTGATAACCAGAGATTAAGCACAAAAAACCTTTTTAAACAGTATAATGACTTTGTGCCTTTTATTTCTGTCAGAGACGGTGTAAGCAACGTTGACAACATGAAAGTACTAAACCTAAACCCACCGAACGTTTTCGGCGACATAACAACAGCAATGCGGCAAGAAATTGCTGACTTTTGCGTGCAGTTTGGTATAAATAACATTGACGGCACAAAAAAAGAGCGTTTAATTACGAGTGAGGTCGAACAAGATGCGGATTTGACACTTATTAACCGTCAATCATTTCTTGGAGTACGAAAGCGCGCTTGCGATCAAATCAACCGTTTGTTTGGACTTAGTGTTGACGTGCGATACATTGGAAACGGTTTAGGCGTAGAGCGAAAAGAAAACCTTGCAAATGGGGGTGTTGAAAATGGCGACATTTACAACCAGAATTAGAGACTACATTGAAAGCTTTACGGACTGGAAAGAAATAAACGCTACTACTTACGACAAAATCGAAAAAGGTATGCCTAAGCTTTTTGATTTTACTTTCCCTTGGTACAATGACGACGAGACAAGCCGGATAAATTTTGAACGTATGTTTATTATACACTTTTACATGTGTGAAATCGGTTTTGAAACAATCGGTCTTTTTAAGCTTAGACTTAATGATACATTAAGACGTAACATGCCTAAATATAAAGCAATGTATGATAGCAATTTAAGTGTTGCACAAATTTTAGAAAATACAAATATGACATTTGACGATACAGACACGAGTGATGGAAGCAATACATCACAAGCAGATCGAACTATGAGCGATACTAACAGTAGTAGCGCTAACGACCAAAGAATTAACAGTGATAACCCACAAGTTAATTTTTCCGGTGCGGACTATGCATCCGGCATGACTAGAGGTCAAAGCACAGGAGAGGACAGCCGCGCGGTTAGTGAGAAAAACACAGGTAAGAGTAATACATCAGTTGTAGACACTAGCCATCGGACAGAAAAAGGATGGCGTGGCAGTAAAATGAACGAACTTATTATGTACCGTGAGCACATTGTAAACGTTAATAATGCGATTATTGCAGATTGTGAAGAATTGTTTATGTCAATTTTTGACGATTTTTCAGAACATGGAAACGATTTTAATATGGCGGCATATGGAAACCGCGGAAACTTGGGCTTATCTATTGATTGGATGAGGTAGAAGGGAGTAAGAAATGGCGAACAAAATTAACCCGTTTGACCCTAACGTAAATTCTGGACTCTACAACGTACACTTTCCGGACTTTGCGTTTTGGTTGCAAAAAACTCAACCACTTGTTTATGATGATGCGCTGTCGTATTACGAGGTATTATGTCGCACAAGTGCTATTCTTAATCAGCTTATTAAACAAGTAAACGATCTTACTGACGCACAAAAAAAATTTATAGAAGATGCTACAAATCTTTTAAATCAAATTATTAACGAATGGAATAGTATTGTCGATCAGTGGAATAGTATTGTCGATCAGTGGAATAGTATTGTCGATCAGTGGAATAGTATTGTCGATCAGTGGAATAGTATA